CTGTTGCCTTACCGAAGTCACTTACTCCGTCAAGGCAGAGAGCACCTGCGTGGGAAGGGATTTGGGTGATGATGACACTATTACCAATACCCGGATTGCCAAAACCACAAAATCGACCAGAGCCACTATACAAAGTGTTATGTGAAGCTGGTAATACATTCACCCCATCTACAATTTTAACTGATTTAGGCGACCCAGTTTCATCAATATAGCTATAATCAATATCGGCTCCTGTTTTAATAATCTTAAACGAAGGAATGTCAGGATATTCTTTATCCCCTACGTTATAATACAGTAGCATAATATGACTTATGGCATTTTTACAGTCTATCTTACTACTTGTTATAGTTGAATTACTACTTGTCCATATACTAGAATCGAGAAAATCAACCTCATACTTCCCAATACCTGAATCCCCCTTCCATGCAATATTGTTCAGCTGAATATCTCTACCGTTACCGGAAAAGTCAATCAGCCTGTCGCCAAACTCTGCGTGGTTCTCGTTGGTGATTCCCTGCTTGATAGTATTACACAGTATATCAGGTTTAAGAGTTCTATCCAAGTTGAAGTAGGCGATTACTTGATGAATCCAGTCTACAGGGACGTTTTCTTTATTAAAAACAAAAGTACCATAATACGCATAACTGCTGTCTTCAAGCCCGATGGTTAACTTCGAATCAAAGGTAGTATATTGAACAGCTTGTAGCTTCTCTTTGTCTCCAAGCTCCACTATCTTTTCACCACTACTGCTAGTCCCTGCCATAAAGGTTTGACCGGAATAATCGCTTACTTGGATTCCGCCATCGCCTATGATATTATACTTTCCTGTGCCTGATATGTGGGTTATTAAACTTACCACCGTAATCTCATTACTTCCTCCCAACATCTCCTGTACGGTCTTGGTGGAAGTAATCAGGTCGTCGATTCCGTCGGTGAAGAATGCACCTTCGAAAGAGGGGATTTGAGTGATAGTTAGTCCAACCCAATCTTTGGCAGGAGCAGAGGCAGTACTTATAAAGAAATCTACATCACTACCTGCAACTGTTGCAGGCAGAGTATAAATACCATCTTCTCTTATAGACAAGGATGAAAATTGAGTATCTTCTTCTGTTATCCTATATCTATAAGACATCCACCCACCATTAGGTATGTTACTTATCTTTACTTTAAAGCTATCTTTAGCTAATCTATTCCATAAGAAATAACCAGCATTTGTTATAGCCTTCTCATCAGTAAGAACATACTTACTATCAGTAATAATAGAAGTTCCAGCAACTTTAGACCAAGTAGTAAAATCCTCTTTATACTCACCAAACCCACTATTCAATTTGAATGCTGCATTGCTAATCACAAACGGATTGTCAGGGTCCACCAAGTTCTTGATAATAGCCCTGTCCGGATCGTCGTTGCTTTTACCGTAGCAGATGCAGACGGCTTTCAGGGAGGCTAAGACTTCTGGGTCGATGTAAGAACGGTCGGAACCGGAAGAAGAGCCACGGGAGGGCGAACCGATTCGGTTTAATCCGATCCGGTTAAGCCCCACTACATTTAAAGACAACCTGTTAAGCTTCATTGCCGGATTCGGTTACTGTTCCACTTAATACTTCGCTATAACTTTCGATGCGGATTGTCTTGGGGTAGACCAATGCGGAAAAATCACAGTCTATGGTTACCCCTGCATTGTACGCAAGACTTCCGGGCAAAACTACGGGTTCAAAATTCCCCTCACTTGTCGTCCGTTGAAGAATATTCACCCGACCGTAGTTGTTGCGTTCCAAATGAATATTGAAATCAGAATTTACCTGAAATTCCGCATACCATACGCTACTGTTCTTTTTGAACTCCAAATTTATTGTTGCCATGATTGTTCCTCCTATTGATTAAAGTTTATAATAAATCCCATCCGGCTTCTATGTCAGCCATAACAGCCGGAATTCCATTCTCAACACGTGAGATGGCGGCAGCAAAAGCGCACATAGTCGCCTTATCGTTGATGTCCGGAACGTATGTGTTCGGGACTTGCATTTCGCTACATACACGGCTGATATATCCGGCTGTATTGTTTTCGTTCTCCGGTGCCCACCGGTGGACAAAATCTGCCACCGTCTGACAGCCGTGTCTTTTACGGTAGTTTTGCAAGGTTCGGATAAGGGCACGGTAACCCCATTTCATTTCCGTAAACTGGAAGAACGATTTGTCCTCCTGCTTTTCTCTCAATCCCTGCCATTTATCTTTTGTGATCCGGATGTTACCCGGATTATTGTTTCTCAAACCTCTTGGTAAACTCATGTTTATTTCCTCCTATAATATCAATGTTAATATTCCCAACGCCAGACCCACGCAATCACAGATGATGTCTTTAATTGAGAACTCTGTTTTCTTGAAATACTTGTCGTACACTTCCTTCAGGACGAAGATCACGACGGTTATAATGATTGCTGACCACAGTGGCGTATATTTTGATAGCCACATAACTAAGTTCTGGCATACTATAATATGTGCCATGCCGTCTATTCCGATCTTGGATAGAAGCTTGCTGGCTAATGCGCTGATTTTATTTATGTGATTCATCACCCTTTACTTCTTTATTGTTGTTAAGCCTATCAACCAAACTATTAAACTTCCCATTAACATAAATCCCAATCCCAAATATACTGCCAGCATATATCAGACATTGAGCAAAAAACCACAATACACTGTCATGAATCTGACCTAACGGCTCTACAACAAAACCTGCAACGGATAATCCGACTCCAGCAAACAACATTCCCACTGCGGTCCATACTTGTATATCTTCTTTTGTATTCTTTTTCATACTAAACAGGTTAGATAAACGGTCAACAATGAAATTACCTCAATCCAGAACATCGGCTTTCTCTTTATGAAGTCGGAGATGAAGTTACCGGTCCAGTGCTCACTCATGGAGATAGCCATGTACGCAATGAATCCAGCCCATAACAATAACCAATACCAAGAATTGCAACCTACCCATATCTGGGAGAAGATTAAAGACATAGCAGCACCGATACAATGGGCGGTTTTCTGGCTTCCTTTGAAATTGGGAGATACACCCAATACAATCATCCCGACAACCGAAAGGAATACAAGAAACTGGCTGTTTTCCGTACTTGCTTCAAATGCTGCCGGAAGAAGCAATGCACCGGAGCCGATCATGCACAAACCGAACCAAAACTTATGCGTCAGGGCATAGTAGGTGTCACTGATAGAGTAAGGAATTTCCTCCATCTTTTTAATCATTGCAAAGACGTAGCCGGCAATGAGGATGAACGACATTAATACTAGTAGAATCATAGCTTTATCTGTTTATAGTTTATAATACAAAATTGAGTTTCTCCGGATAACCGGTTTTATAATTATAGTAATTAACCTCTTCTTTGCTAAGCAAATTTTTCACGGCTGCAATATGAGCCTGTGTAGTATTGTAGCAATCAAGAGCGTATAATTCTAATTGGTCAAGCATATTTAAAGCGTCATTTACGGGAATTACATACTTCTCCGCATTGTACCACAAAGTAGTATATACCCGGCCCGCTTCTTTTTCTATGTTTATTGAGTTGACTAATCCTACACGGGTGTCTTTATCCAGCCATATTTGTTTTCCGTCCAGCGTCAAGGAGTTTACAGCATCCGACTTGTCGTAAGCGTTGATCTCTGCGATCTTTATCTCTTTCAATTCATCAATGGTGTACTCATGCTCAACCAATACCGGGTAACCGCTTTCGTTCTCCTTGATTTCTTTTCCGGATGATTGACCGTCAAGCAATTCCTGCCAGTACTCCACCGATATTTCTACTGCTCCTTCTTGTGGTTTATCATAGAAACCATTTTTCCAATATATTTTTCCCATAATATTACCTCCTTATTTCCATCTACCAATTGCAAACCATGTAAAATTCCAGCTAGTCCAAACAATAGCCGGAGTTGAATTTATTCCACGGGTGAGAACTCTACAATATGATGTATATTTACCATTAAGGTCATACCCCGGAGCATATATAAAAGATTCACCTGTATTATTTACTGCTCCAGTGAAATAAATGTTATAATCAGTATTATAGAAACTGGTAGGAAAATACAGATTAATTGCCCCCCCGGTTGCTCCGACTCTTGTCCCCCACTGTATCAAAAGCCCATTATTGAACTTGGCATAACCGTTTGTTCCCAAAGAAACCGTCATAGCGTTGGAGAGGTCTGCTTTAGCCAAGTTGGGTATCATTGCCAATAGTTCTTCAATCCTAGCTCCCGAATATTGACTGTTATAATCACTCATAGAACTTACTCTTTATAACGTTAAACGTACTGCCGTCAGACAGTATAAACCGTCCTTCGGTCACTGCAAATGCCTGTCTTTTCCCTTCTTGAGATACCGTAGTAGAAACGGAAACTGGATTATTGCCCTTAGTAGTCGAGAACACGACAGTTTGTTGCCTGTCCAATCCTTCATTGGCAACATCGCTCATTACGCTTGCGGCTCCATTAGGGCCGGGCGTAATGACAATGTTTCCTTCTCCTTCCTTCCAAGGTACAAGTATATCCATTATGCGGCAGTCCAAGAAGTGTTAGACGTAACAGCAACGGAAACAGCTGAACCGTTTTGAGGAATTGTAATTTCTGTTGGGGAAACGGATAGTTTTGCGTCTCCTGCTGCCTGTTTGATTGCAATCTGTACAGCCTGACCACCGTTTGCGGTTACTTTTAATGTTCTTACAACTTCTTCAATAGTTTCATTTGCTGGGAATTCAAGTTCTATGGAGAATGGGAACTCTGCTGTAGCACCTGGGTCACCTGTGATGCTAGCCGCATTATCTGTCTGTGTCCCATTCGCACTATATTTCGCTGGAATGGGAACATCTGATACGCTACCCGCCCATGCAAAGGTCAGCTTTTGAGAATTAGTCTTACCTTCAACTGTGACAGTCCCGGCAGCTTTGGGCGCAGACATTTCCGCTCCGTTATCAAAAGATGCAAACTCGGATTTAGGAGTTTGAGTTACTTTATAAGTTGCAGGAGTAGATACTCCGACACCCGTTATTGTCACCGTACCGGTTCTAGCTGTACGACCTGTATGAGCACTTGCACTGTTTGCAATTGTCCCATTTCCGCTTCCAGTTGAAGGGTTTAAATTTAACCAACTAGGCTTTGCCATAATTCAAATCATTAAGTAATTAAACAATAAAATTTTATTCTTTTGTTGCTGTGGTCCATACCACATTTGACAATACATCTACGTTATCTTCAAAGTTATTGGAGGGCATCAACCAGATGTAATCAGGCTCTACTCTCAAATAAGCATCTTTGCCAACGTCACAGACAATCCCTACCGACACTTTAATTGAACGGCTGGGATTTACAGAGACATTTATCCCAGACAAAGGAGATGTGCCCACCTTTATTCCTTTCGAGGCTTCTATGTTAACCCGTATGCATCCCATATTATACAATTCTTATTCCGGTTGCCGACTTGTCTACCTCCGGTCTTATTCCTCCTTCATAATCAGTGTCAGGAAGATAAGCCGTGGTTTCTATCCAAATTTCTCCCCTCCCTATGATGTTGGTATCAAGGAAACAAGTATAGCTGTTCTTATCATTACGTACCATTTCCGACTTCTTGATCGTCTGGGAATTGAGAGTTACAGAGAACTTGCATTCGAAATCTATGTCATCCATTGTCAAGCCCGAAGGTAGTTCAATAGATACTGCTAATTTTATGATCGTTCCTTTTGCTACCATTGTTTTCAACTTATTTATTCTTCTTGTGATAGAGCATTGCTGACAGCTATTCGATCAATGACACGAGTAAATAACTGCGTATACTTTTTTAGAGATTTAGCTTGTTCAGGGGATATATCAACTTCTCCTTTCCGGTATATATCTTGAGCAAGATTAAATTCTCCAAGATCACCTGTATTTTGATAAATCGCATTTCCGAATGCTTTAGATACATCGACGGTACTCTTGTTCCCTTCGAGATCGGTTAATTCTATTTTTCGAAAGTCTATTTTCATAATTATTATTGATATCTATAGCTAACTATATAATAATGTGAGGAGCAATATCTAAGCAAAAGGGTATTTCCTCTTCCCAAAGAAATTGCTCCATTTGAATCCAACTCTGGGCTAAGGACTTCTCCTGCATTGTTTAACAGTCTACCATCAGATGAACCTTTTAAGGTAATCCGATGAGCTGTGGTTGGGTTCCATGTAATGACAATACTTAAGAGAAAAGAGACATCATTATTTATTCCTAAATTACTTCTTCCTGGTAAAACCATTCCTAAGTTAACAACAGACTGACCATTAAACACAAAATTATGAGTCCTTTTTATAAAAGTGGTAAGCACATCTGTATAGGCTTGCCCTATATATCCATCTTCGAATATTGCACGTTGTCCTATGCCGTATATGTTACCATCGTATTGGATTGCTGTTTGCTGTGACCAGCCTAAATCGTCTACAGCCGGACGGAATTTTGCATAAACGGCAGTACCAGAATCTACTTCCGAGCTTGTAAAATCAAATCTTCCTAAGCATGACATTCCCGAAGAAAGTGGAAACACATTAGTTCCAATCCCAGCCCATGATTTTTCATCTGAAAATTTAATGAAATCTTTGTATAGGGATAATCCTTCATAAGCATTGTTATGATTGGGATCATCAACACCGATATGTGTATCAGATATTTTAAACCCGGCAATTGTTCCCTCTACGGCTGCTAGTTTCTTTACGGTCAAATTATCAACATCAATAAACTCCGTCTTTATCTTGCCGGCTTCTATGAAAGTCTTTCCGCCTACGTTTATTCCACCGGTTTCTGGAAGAGATATTTTACCGTCAGATGTTAGCTCGACACCTGTAACATTATGCTTAATAGAGCCTTCAGTCATTATCCAGCCCTTCGTTTTATCTAAGTTTCCAACAAATATTCCGGAAGAACCGAGAACATCAATCGTCGCATTCTGCGCAAGAAGGACGTTTGTTGCTATGTTCTCGAACTCGCTGAACTCTTCCCACTTTGTTGAGTCAAAAGAAGTTGTAGACGTATGCGTGATCTTACATAACTTGTTCTGACCGTCATAGATTACTGTATCTATGAATGTCTCATTGTTATAATACTCGGTATTGGCTTTCCATACTCCACGGGGACGGAGCATTGCACCGGGTAACCCTGTTTTTCCTTGGCTTCCAGTGATGCAAGCCGGATCGCTTTCCCATGTCGAACCATTCGTATAAGTTACCTTTGTTTTAGTCCATAGGTACTTACCATCCTCCCATTTGGGAGACGTTGTAGACCACGCTCCGCCTTCCAATGATGAAGAAGAGGTTGACAGGTAAAACAAAACATCAACGGCACTTATCCCTACGCCATCGTTTCCGCTTGGTCCCTTTCCACCTGTTACACATACCGGATCTGTCTCTGTATATGTATTGTTAGTGTAGGTGATAACTACACGTGTCCAGATGTATTTGCCATCCTGCCATGCCGGAACAGAAGTCTGCCACGATCCACCGGTAGGCGTGCTGTATGATGTAGACAGGTAATATTGTTCGGCAACACTCTTGACTCCGATCCCAGTTTCACCCGTGGAACCGGTAGAGCAGATAGGGTTAGTGGTTGTTGATGTGCTGTCTGTATATGTTATTACTGATCTAGTCCAAATATATTTCCCATTTTCCCATGTCGGAGGCGTTGTGCTCCATGAACCACCAACCAAAGAATTAGAAGAAGTAGACAGATAATACTCTTCGACAATGCTTGATATTCCCCTACCATCATCCCCTGTATTACCTTTACCTCCGGTGATACAAGCGGGATTGGTTTCAATAGATGAACCGTCTGTATATACCACTTTGGTTTTGCTCCAAATGTATTTCCCATCTACCCAAGTTGGTGAGTTTGTAGACCATGAACCACCGGAAAGGGAGGTTGAAGAACTGGATAGGTAATAAAGGACATCAACGCTCTGTACGCCTTTACCGTCTTTTCCATCCTGTCCATCTTGCCCATCTTCCCCTTTAGAAATAACCTTCAACCAATCAGTAGAAGAATCTGATGGCTCCTGCGTAGTCGTAGATTCAATGCAAATCCATGTGCTTCCGTTGTGGGTTACTTCGTCATAATACCAATACGTTCCGGATTTCCATTCACCCTTAAAAACCGGAACCGGTACTTCCGTCACACCGTCATTTGAAATCTGCTTGATCGTACCGGTCATGTAGATTCTGTTAAGATATGCACTATGTCCGGTCATATCCATTCCAAACAGTTTCAGGTTAGACAGGTCTCCCAACTGCATGGCAATCATATCCTTTGTGATCTCCCAGTTGTTTACACCCTTAAGGAAACGGATATAATTCTGCGTGGAATAGCTGGACTTCTGGCGTTCCGCATTGGTGAAGTTACCGTAGCAAACAAAGTGCATAGCCTTTTGAGGATGGTAAGTATATCCGCTGCGGAGAACGTATTTAAAAGAACCATTATCCAGCTTTTCGGTGATCCGGAAATAGGTTGTCTGAAAGCCTGTGTCATTGTTAAAGTTAGCCTTGCAAATATCATCCACTTCAACTGCTGTAACCTCGCCCGGTTCAAGCTTCAGGTAAACGATGCTGTTCTCTTCGTCCACTGATTCGATTATACCGCCTCCGGGTGCGTTCCATTCCTCACCCGTGATAACTGATACCCGGTTATATCGCAATTCCGGCACTTCAAGGAAATCACGTAGGCGCAACGACTTCGCATCTATATCACCGGCTGGGGTTATCAGCCAGCCAAGTAACTTTTCAGCATAATCAACAGAAGATATATTGCCGGAGAAGGCGGCATTATTGGCTGTAAGCTTATCAAGCACCTTTACAATATTGCTGCTCAATTCTGTTGCAGTTATCGTGTCCGTTACAATACCTTTGGTAACGTTAATGCCGTTCAGGAATGAAATAAGCCCTAGTGCTGTATCATCTTTCGTCTTACTTATAGCATAAGCTATAATCTCCTGAAGCACTCTTTTTGCAGAGAATACGTTTCTGTCAGACGGGATTGTCTTGTCATTAACCCCAATAACATATACACTGATTCCACCACCTCCGACAGCAGAGCCGGAATAGGTTTGTCCCTTGTAAGTAAGGGAATCAAGCTTGCTCTCTATCTCTCCGATACGAGAATATGAGGCAGTTTCACCGACTGTATAAATCGGATGATCGTAAGGAATATCCAGCGGCCACTCGAAACCGATTATTCTTGATTGTCTGCCTTCCGGGAAAAATGCCTTATTTATCAGATTGATCTTAGCCCCGACTTCGTATGTACGGATATTACCCTTATTGTAGATGAAATCAGCATCCATCTCACAATCGTAGGTGGACGGGTCAATCATGGATTTCTTTACGTATTCCTTTGCCTTTTTGAGTAGATTCTGCTCTGCGTCCGGCAACATCTGTTCGGAGATGTATGCGGTATCAAAGCCGTAAAGGATATATGTGTCTGCGGGGACTTCTTCACCGTCCTCCATGTGTGCGGTTTGCGGATAAAGAACATCATCCGGAAGAAAGCGACCGTAATCCTCATTGCGGACAATTTCGAAGGTTGTTCCGGTGTTATCGCTTTCTACAATATTGATAGCAAAGTCCATCCCGGCAAGCTTGCCAGTTTGGAATATCATGTGAAGTTCCTCACCATCCAGCCTAAAATCTTCTGTAAAGTTCTTCAGTCCCGTATCTTTGAAATTATAGATCCGATATTCCTTATCGTTATCGTCTACCTTGTCATCGTGGCTGACACTGGATATTGTGCCCTTGTATTGGGGATATTCATCCTCAAATATAACGATCTCTTCGATTGCTTCCTCTTCTGGCATTTCCACGTTATCCGGATCATTATAGCGTTCATCTCCGATATTGATACGTTCACCGGTCGGGCTGTATTTATAAGCATCTACATAAGAAATACCCTCCGGGAGCATAAGACGTTTCTGAACAACTCCGTTAAGGGTCATTTCCTTGTCATCCTTACTGAAGTAGTTATCGGGGACTTTACCGCTTATGATGTTGTTAATGGTGTACCGATTACCTAAAGAGGCGGTTACACCTTCCGGTAACTGGATAATGTTTGCTGCGTCACCGGTTAAAAGGTCGGGATTGTAAACAGCAGCAAAAGTCTGTCCGGCATTTGCACCGGAAAGGAATGTTACGGAAGTCGTTGCAGAAGAACCGCCATACACGTTAATATCGTATGTTACATACGCCTGAAAAGTCGATAACAGCTCGGAAGAAGCTGGAGCTGGTACGTGAACGTATACCCTTACTTTTAAATCAGAACTGTTTTTGTCGATAACCAACGTGTCGGGAACCTGTATTTTAGACACAATCTCATATTGTTGATTTTGGGCTAATGAAACGGTCTGATTACCAATAATCACCTCTTTTGATTCCCCGGAAACATTATAGATATATGACGCCTTCAATATATAATCTCCTGCCGGTAGAAAAGCACGGTTCCCTATTTGCGGAACGGCTGTTGATATATTGATTGAAATTCCTCCCGAAACAACTTTATAAGAACCACCCTTGGCTGATGAAGCTAAAGTCTTATCAAGCGTCCATTCTGTATAAGAGGGAGTAAAAGGACCGCTGCCTTCGTTGCTACTAGCGGTATAGTTTTCCTTATATGTAACTCGTGACGGAAAGTAGTTTATTTTGAGCGGCCTTGACGTGTCGGATATATTACGTCCATTAACCTCTTTTACGTCGAATATCAAATCTTTCCGGTAGCTGGAAGGAATGTTGCGGGTGGAGCCGAAAGCGTAGATACGGGTCGCATAAGTGGTCTGGCTGTCGCTGCGTGTCATGCTGTTGACATTCACATTTTCTGTGTCTGTCAAGTCACCGGCTTTGAAATCAACAGGTGAGCTGTATTCGCAACGTCCGAAGCAAATCTTATGATTCTCTATCCACCATTCACACTCCCAAGTCTCCGCCATCTGTGTGAGAGCGTCGATCAGATTTACGTTGTCATAGGAAACAAGCTTGGAAGTGTTTTTTACCGTACTATCGATGTCCCAAGTAAAATCCAGATCCCTGAATTTATAGCCAAGAGCTTTCAGGTTATCCAAAAAGACTTTCAAATGCGTGTCAAGGGTAGCGGTGAGATTCCATGCGGCTTCGCGTCCGGTGGTTTCCGGTGTATAGAAAAACTTCTTGTTCTTCCATTTCCAGTAATAAGCATCAAGGCGGAGTTCGTAGTCGTATGCACCTGTCGTTGTATTGTAGGTAGGCTTATACAGGTCTACAAGCTCGAATATTCCCAACTCATTGTCTACGTAGTCACCTAGTTTGAAATAAACCGGATTGAAAAGGCTAAATAGCAAAGTGATATAATCTTCCTGCATCAAAAGGAAGTGTCTTTTCGAACCCTCATTGATAGGAGTCGAAAAGCGAATGTTGCCGGATATGTCTTTGATGTCTACTGATTCCATAACACACCAAAGTTCGGAGATAAAAGAAAGAGTACCCAATTTTGGGCACTCGCATATACGACAATGAAATCAATGTCGTAAATTAGGTCCTTAAACTCGGGTTTGGTTCACAAAACTTCATTGAGCATTTACCAAAAGTTCTGTCTAAACTCTGCGCATAGGTGATACTTTTACCTAAATAAATCAAGTGATAAATGTCACTGCTGTTAGCTGGAATCTGAATATCAATCACACCTTTGTATAATTCTTCAAAAAAAGCCCTTTTTTTTGCTTGATAATCAGATTTAGAATTGCCTTCTATGGTAAAAGAGAGCGTTATTTCCCGTTCATCAATTTTGGGATTATTAATTATTACACGTTTTCCATGTTCTAATCGGGATTTATTTTCAATAAATTCTTTCATAGGTAATGATGCACCAAGCACATCAAGGAATTTATCTCCCATTCTTACACCCCAAGTCTTGTAAGCATCTCTACCATTTATTAATAAATATGCCATAACCATTTATTTTGTTGATAATCCTTTGGTATTGTTTTTAACTTCCGCCATATCCTTCTGCATTTGCTGGATGGGTTTTATTATTGCTCCGGTATTTTCGGAGATTTGAACAAGTTCGAGATATGAACTTGCTATCAAATCACGTGTGTCATCGGCTATATTTCTCGTTTCCGTATTTATGGAAATAAGTGTATCCGCTTTCATCGTTAGAATATTTAATGATTGGGATTGAGTTATACTTTGATTCTTAATTTCTTCTCCGGCTATTTGCAAGGCGGTGAAACGCCCGTTAAGCTCGTCGATTGAATCCTGTGACGCAGTGGCAAAGCCTTTCTTTGAAGCTTCTTGGGATGAAGAGGAAGAACCACCAACAATGGCATCAATATTCTTTGCTTCTTCTGTAGCAGCTTTTATAATATCATTCCAATCTTTTCTAAGATCGCTTATCTCTTCTGCTGTTAAATCAAGTTTTCCGTTTTCGTCACTATCAGCCAAAAGGGTATATTTTTTATAAAACTCTTGTGCTTTACCTCTTAGTTGGTCTATAACGAACGATTGTAATAAGGCGTTGCGCATTATCTCTTCAAAATCTTCTCCAAAATCTGCGATTCCTCTTTTTCCTCCTTTTAATCCTTCCAGTATTGCTTCTTCGAGACCTTGTGAAGTCGTTTGAAATAAATCCTCATTTAAAGTCTCTTCTAGCTCCTTAGTCTGGTCGTTGAGCTCTACAAATTTGTCAATAGCTTGTTGCATCCATTCCGGTAACTTAGACCAGATGTCGGCATTGCTTTTCATCGCCCAAATCGCTTCCTCTGATATGAGTTTGTTTTGTAGATCATATCCTCCATTAGCTTGTATGAAATCAAATATTTCTTTAGCTTGCGGACCTCCGAAGGCATATCCAGTCATTTTGCCAGCAAACTTACCACTTTTAAAAAGTTGAGCAAGCCCAAATGTTACAGCATCAACATCACCAACAGGCATAGATTTAACTATGTCCCTGTATGCCTTCTCTCTGGCTTTTTCAAGTGTTGTTAATGATTGGGTAGCTGTTGCAAAATAATCATTTCCTGCGGCTTCTTTGAGCAACTCCAGATAACGTTCTACTTGATAATTTATAGAATCCCAATATCCTTCCTGTCTACGTTGATATTCAATATTTCTTTCTTGTTCTGCTTTTGTAGAATCAAAGGCATTCATTACAGTACCCACTAATGTAGTTATGATCCCAACAATTCCGCTAATGCCTTTCACTGTGTCACCGGCAGACTTTTCACCAGTTTTGCCGAATACTTCAAATGCTGTGATGCCGTCATTTATAATATCTACCGCTTTTTGGATGCCTTCTCCCAGTTCATCGGAAAAAGTAGTTCCAAGAGAAGATAGAGAGGACCCTAATGTTGAAATATTACTCTTTATAGATTCGCTAGCTTGTTCCACATTACTCCATGAAGTAAAGGCTCCCTGTTTATCCCCTTTCTTTATTGCTTTCTGATACTTTTCATATTCTTCTTTCAATGTCTTGAAAGGGTTGCGAGCTATAAGGTTTTGGCGAGCATTATTTATGGTATCCATCATAGCTTTCATATCTGTAGCCGACAAGTTTGTAGTCTTGACAAGTTGTTCAGCATCAGATAATAATTGTTCAAGCATATCTGTAGGTAATGCATCAACATCTCCCATTAACATTTTCCAAACGCCAGAATCTTCGATTTCGCTTTTTGAAATAGAATCTATAGTTTTCTTACGCTGTTTTTCTAGTTCTTTTAGGGCATCTTCATATTGTTTCTTTTCAGAATCGCTTTTAGCTTTTGCTAATCCGTCCCTAAGTTTCTTTTCATCGTCTTGATACTGCTTCTCTATAGCTATGCGTTGAGCTGAATAATCACGATATTTATCTAGTATGGAATTTAATTCCTTACTTACATCGGCTATATCTTTCTCTCTTTTATTTTCAGCATTGGTATAACGAGCGGAAATTTCAATAGACTGCTCCGAAGTCAACTTTCCACCCTGTCTTTCACTCAAATCTTTTTCTTGTTTCTTGATGGCGTCAAGTTCTTTTTGATAGTCAAGGTCAATCTGTTTTAGCTTTTTCTCTGTGCCTTCCTTCATAAGATCTATTTCCGCCTGTTGATTTTGGCGACGGAGAGACAGAAGCTCTTCGGCTGATTTTTGTTGGTCTTTTTTTTGCTTGTCAGCCTCTTTTCCTGATTTTGAATCCGAATACTTATCTATTTGCTTTTGTGCTTCTTGTATTTGTTTGGTATATTTATTCCATTCTTCTGAATTCTTTTTAGAAACATCCAAGGCATTACGAGCGTCCTCTGCTTGTTTTTTCTTGTGCTCCCAATACTCTTTATTTCGTATTTCCTCCTTTTCATCCTCTTGCTTTTTCTTTTTATTGGCTTCTGACTGGATTTTCAACAGGTCATCTACATATTTTTGAGCAACTTCTTGTTCAGCTTTAGCTTCTGATAGCTGTGACTCATATTGCCCGTAATATGTACCTCTTTTAGAATCTTCAGCAATCAAGGCATTTATATTATTAACCTTGTTTTGAGCCATCACAAGCCTTGTTTTTGCACCTATACGCTCACGTCTATTAATTTCTTCAGAGATTTGCTTATTTACAGAGAGTATGTCTAATAATTTCAATTTCTCAATATCCATATTTGAGAAAACGGTTGGCATAAGAGATTGTAATTGCTTATAAGCCCTTATCTTATCAAATTGACTAGCACTTTCATTTTTAATAATAGAAACTAATGAATTAACTTTTCCTTTAAGTTCATCTAATTGTTGCTTTTGGATGTCTATTGTGTTATTTAATTGTTTTTCCGCTCTTTCTGTTGCTGTAGTAGAATCATGTAAGGCCCACATTGCTACACCCAACCCAACAACTACTGTAGCTAATGCCACATAAGGATTGGTTAACATGACTGCATTCAAAGCTAGTTGTGCTTTTCGTGCTAATATGCGGGCGTTAGTAAGTCCAATTTCCACAAGTGTATGTTTGCTTTCGGCAGCAGTAACAAGCATCACAGCAGTTCGATATGTACCATAAGTAACCACTAATCCAGTCAATACTTTACCTACCGTTTCATAATTCTGAATTAACGAAATAGTCATCTGAATACCGTCCATGATAACACCTTCCGATTTCTGCCCCAATTCATTAAAGGCTGCATCCATAGCGTCTTGCATCATAGACAGTTGTCCATTAATGGTTTTTGAAGCATTCTCGGACATCTGATAGAACTTACCACCTGCGGAAGTTGCGTCAATGAATGCCTGCTGTACCATTTCAGCCGAAATAGCTCCCTTAGACATTTCATCTTTGAGAGTCGCAATAGATTTACCAGTCTTTTCGGATATGATTTGCAGCGGATTAAATCCGGCATTGATCATTTGGTTAAGGTCTTGTCCCATCAGCTTGCCGGCAGCGGACATTTGGGAGAAAGCTAAGGTAAGAGAGTTGAATCTTTGTGTATCTCCCATAGATACATCGCCAATAGCTTGGAGGTAACGGGGGACTTTCTCTGCTTCGATATTAAACCCTAGCATCATCTGCGTTGCTTTCGTCACATCAGAAAACTCTAATGGAGAAATTTTTGCATACTCACGAACTTGGGTCATAAGCATATCAGCCTTCTCTTTACTACCCAACAAAGTTTGAATAGCCGTGTCAGCAGCTTGAAACTCTCCGCGGACACGAATCATTTCAGAACCTAATGCTTTCAGCGCGCTAGCACCACCAATAACCGCTAATGCTTTCTTCCAAGAAATTGCAATGCCATTGTTTTTTTCTACAACCTCTTTGGCATTATCGTTGTAAAGGGCGTATTCGTCACGGAGCTTTTTCACAGAAAGACGAGCTTCAGCTTGTTGCTGGGTAAGTCCGAACAAAGCTGCCTTTTCTTCATCTAAGGCTTTGCGAGCAGCATTGTATTCTTCCAGCTTACCAGTTGCAGATAGAGGGTTGCGTTTTAGTGTTATGCGATACGATTCTCCTAGGCGCTTTACATCAGTTTCAATATCTTTAACTACTGCCTTTTGAGCAATAATCTTTTCTGCGAATCCGTTAACAGATTGAGAGGCATCAAAAATTTTCTTTTTAAATCTCATTTCTATTTCAGCTCCGGCTTTAGCAGCATTAGTCACCAGTTCATCCAATCTTTGATTGGATATAGCAAGTTGGGTATTTAGAGTTTTGAAGGTAGCAGGGGATTGTGTTCCATCCACATTTTTCAACTCCTGCTTTAGTTTAGCTATTTCACTACGAAGTCTTACGACTTCTTCCCAATCACTTGCGACTTTGAAATATAACTTTGCCATACTTATTTCTTTTTTCTACGATTTGCTAATTCTTTACCACTGATTTTTTTTACTTTTTGACCGCTATAAATTGCATGGAGTTTATCTCGTTGCATCATTAAAAGGTTTCTATATGGAATGACTTCAAACACTTCCGTATAGCTTAAATGGAGAGTGTCAACCAAATGGGCTATTTGCCCGAAGAACGTTGCGTTTCCTACTGTTTCGGTCTTGCTGCCAGCATCGACACGTTCTTCATCAAGCTGACACACTGAAAAGCCGATATATCCATCATAGAGAAACATATTTCCAAAACTTCTTTGATTTCATCAAAGGTTCCGTTTTCCAAAGCCTTAGCCATATTCTCATTACCACAAATAAAACAGGAGATACCTTTCAGCATATCATCTGTGGCTCCGGGAAGTTTCTTGATAGCTTCCATGATGTTGTCACCTGTCATCCCAATATTGGAAAAATGATGAATAGCACTACAAATAACTTTGATTGTGGGCGGCTTGATTGTATAAACAACTCCACCTATTTCGACATTCTTAAAATCCAGCCCTAAAAGGGCATCAGAAACTATTTTTGCTGCTTGATTCATTATTCTAAATTGAAACAAGGGTGAAGCGAATACCACCACCTCACCCTTGCTGTTTACAATCGTTTTACCTTAAAATGTTACGCCACTGGTATCAAGGCTTTGATAGCTTCTTCTTCGTAATTGTATTCAGAAGAAACTCCTTCGATTCCCGGTTCCTGAACCATTCCGCGTACTGCAATGGCAATTGCTTTGTCCGTATTAGCTTCACGGGAAATGATACGGCATTTCGGGAAAATAAACCATACATCATCATCAGTCAGACAAAACAATGCTTTGTTGACGATAACTTTGTCCAAGGCACGCTTCCATCCGACATCTTCAGATGTTGCCTGAATAACATCGCCACCCATGAACGCTTTCTTTGTCTTCCAGTCATACTGTCCGATAGAGAAAGAAGGGGAGACTTCTCCCGGCACATCATCGTAACGGTAATTTTTTCCTGTTAACTGATTTTTATGTCCAGTGACAGATGCTTCCGTTTCTTCAATCTGCCAAGTTTCCCCATGCACGTTCAAAACCTCATCTTTCGCCTTAATAGCGGCTTGAATCAAAGTCTTTGCGATTTCGGGGGTAATGTCTGCCGTTACCTTATCAATGTCGGCAAACAAGATTCTTTTAATTCCTACTGCTGAAATCATAATTTTATAGTTTTACATTTAATACTTCAAATAAAATTCTCACATTCACATAATGACACTTTAAAGCTGTATCCGCTTCTATACTGATAGATTCAATAGAGTAACGATAGGTTGTACCATCATAGGTGCTTACTACATCATCAAACAGCTTGCCAGCCTTTCTTTCAAGTTCATTCAAACGGATAGTATTCGCTTCATTCTCGCTTAAATCAGGTACACAAAGATTCACTTCTGCGAAAGACTTCTTCCAATAAGTCCCCGGCTGTTGCTTCTTCGTGTGAATGACAATCCTTTCGGACTTCAATTCACCCGTCAGCGTTTCCCCTGCTGGTGCTATACCTATCCCGAAAGCCTTGCAATCCCGATAGAGAATGTTTCCTATGTCAGTAGTTACTATCATTTCACAATCTCCCAATCTTCTGCAAACACATCACTGATGGATGGAACCCACGAATCTGCACGTCCGGTATTCTCGTTGTAGATAAGGCATTGGCTTGTATAGTCAATAAAACCCTTGCCTTTCAGAATAAGGTCTTTTGCTGATTGCGGAAGAGATTGCATCTTGGGGATAATGTCGCTTTCTATATGAGCCGGAATTTGCTTGATAACAAATAACCCTTTGCCGTTCCAGCCCTTTCTACGGATAGCGCCACCTTGTTTCAAAACTTCTATAGCATCACCGAAACAGATAGGGGTTTCTTCCTTGACTTCTCGATATGATTCTTCAAACAGTTCTTTGGGTGACCAACTTTCATAGCCATATTCAGTACGAGTGTGATATCCCAGTTTATAAGACTCATTCTCTTCTATTTCACTTTTTACCAAGCCTTTACTGTAAGCTTCACCCAATGTCATAGGTTCGGCTTCAATCTGTTTTGTTCCTATATACTTTTTCATTTTTCAAATTCTTCTTTTAATCGTTTCTCCGCATATAGAGCGGCACCACTTAAAACATCATACCCTTTAGATTCCACGAATGAGGCGTATTCCGCTTCATTTTTCAGAGTTAAACCGTCTTTATCGACATCGTAATCATTGGACGTTCTCAAAGTCAATGTATGGTCTTTATAATTGCCGTGTTCCTCTGCATGTTTCACAGCTTCATCACCTACATCAATCATCTTCTTTTCAACTTCCCATTCTCCTTCATTGAAAAAAGAATCGACATCGGAAAAATCGAAATCTACATCCATAGTTCCGAATAATTAAAGTGGTTTGTACTCTTAACCGTGTAAACCTCACCTTGACCTCTCACATCAATATCTTTGGTAATCGAAGTTATAACAAGAGTTCCTTCACCCATATCCGTTGTAGTGGCTTTCAACCCTCTATCCCATATAGCTCTAACTTCATCCCCTGCCTTGACAGTGATTCTCTTCTCACACACTACATGGTAGTTTGGACGATACACAGAGCCGTTTTCTGACCTAAACTCTTTGGTAGTGTTATCGTCACAACGGCACTTGCATACCTCCTGCCAGTATTCACCGCCTGTTCCGGGAATGGGTCTGCCGAACTCATCCTTATCCATTGGGGTGATAACCTTTATCTGCAATATGTGTGGAGCAAATATCATAAGAAAGTACATTTAGGCTTGTTACTTAATTCGTCTTTCAATCCGTACTGTTTACACAGAAATGAATAGTAGTCCTTAATACCCTGAATGTTCCAAGACATAGAGAAGCCGTTTTCGCTGATTGAAGTGGCACGGAGTAGGAGAGAGGGGATGAACTTCGCAATTGCCACAGAAACGATATTGTAGGATTCCTTATTCATTTCATCCTCTCCGCTAATCTTCGCGTTCAGACACATATCCAAAAGATCAGTTTCTGATAAGTGAATACTGAAAGACTGAAATCTTTGCTGTATGTAGTCATTCACTGTCATTTTAATTATGGTATAATCAGTCTGCTGTATGCAGTGTAGCTATAATGCGTACAATACTTCGATTTGTAGATATATCGGAACGGACACTTAGGAACTGAAATTTGTTTTCCTTGCATTGCCGTAATAGTCGCTGGTTGCATCGCCGGACTATCTGTAATCATAAAGATTGGTTGTGGAACTGACAATACAACGCAATCAGTCGGAGCAGCTTCTAAGGTGAAAAACTGAATAGGTGACAAACCAACATCAACCGATGGGGCTACGTATTCACACTCGAAAGATTCGACGCTTGATGCCTGTACGCTCAAGGAGACCAAAGACATCATTAAAAAGCCACATATGGCAAAAATAAAATTCTTCATTTCTTTATTGAATTATAAGTTACATAATGGAAGGGTAGGAGTACTACCCTTTTTATTTAATATCTAACACTTCTTTCAGTTTGGAAGTCGTTTCTTCATCCAACTCTGCAACCTTACCCAAAAGAGTCTCTTCTTTCATGTTCCCGGCTGCTTGAACACCGATAGATTTCAGAGCATCAACCAAAATCTTTTTCTCAAATTCCTTTTCAAAGAGGGATATTTTGATCTCCTTCTTTTCTTCAGAAACTTTCACTTCAACCCGTTCGCCAAGTTTGCGGTTTTCTATATCCAATACACGGGATTCTTCGGAAATTTCAATCACCTCTTCGGGATTGTAATACTTACCAGTAAACTTATCACGGAAAACAGATATAACCTTTACTTTCATATCCTCCTCCTTATACTGATTGGATTGATGCAATTTCGCTCAAATCGAAATTGGTGATCAAATCCGGATTAGTAATTTGTGGAATCCATTCTGCCGTATATTCCATATAACGACCGTTTTTGTCACGGTAGTTGGATATAAGCATCTGCCCCTCTGATGGAACATAAGTACGCCCTGATACTGGATCTGTCGCTTCATACGGGGTATGATGGCGCATATAACCTACTTCATCACCGTTAAGCAAGGTGATACGGTTGTCTGCATAAATCTGCACATTTTTTCCTGTCTGGTCTTTCACGTAATCCTCTTTGATTTCGATACGTGGCAGACCGATACCAGTAAAAACTTCAGAAGCCAACGAAGAAGAAATCAAACCGGTACTTAATTTCATTTCGTTAGTGCCGAGAATCATCTTGTACTGTTCGCCAAATTCAGAAGAGCCAAGTACATTCTTGTTGAAGGTTGTACGTGTCATAATCATCTTGGCATAAGCGCCAAAGTCTGGAGCTAGGGAATGTAGTTTCTCTCTTAAATAAGAGATGAACATATTCTTGCCATCAACAATTATATCTCCAGCTGTAGGCTTAACAAAATTGAATGGAAGGGTAATTTCCAGCAGCTTATTGTTGGTCTGACCGGAAGTTATTGCAGCATCCTTATTGTAAACGGTGGCTTCACCAGTCATCAACAATGCACCGACAATAATATCCATACGCTTGTGAGCTGCAAGAGTAATCTGACGGTAGTCATCTGCCAGGAAGTTTACTATTTCTTCCAATGCTGTATTTTGGTCTGCCGGTTTGGCTTGATTGAACTTGTCAATCAAATCTTGCAATTCAGATAGACGGTCAATAGACATTTGATATGCATCGCCCAGATAGGCTATTTCACCATATCCAGAACCGATATTTTTACGTTCACGGATGGGCTTTTCACCGAAACGTGAGTTGATAGAACCGGCCATCACTCCAGTTACAGAGCCGATGTAGTCTTTGAACAGACGAGTAGTTACTCTACGGAAAGTAAGATACTGCTGCCAATAGATTGTATCTTTACGCGTTTGGTTCACACGTCTGATGATAGCGGATACAATGTTCGCATCATCGAATAATGTTTGAATCGTTAAAAACATATCCTACCTCCTTACTCGTTAAATTCAAACCATCCCTTCATATTGGCTTTATCGTTCTCGGAAAACGGCATAACCAATTTTGAAGGCTCAATCTCTGCGGCTGTACGAAGCAGCGCAACTAACACGATACCATCTTCCACCTTTGTTCTTTCATACAAAGCGGAGTTTGAAACATACTTTTGTTTCAGCCCGTCGACTGCGGTTGCTTGGAAGAGAACCGCATCTTTGGCGATATTTTCACCGAAAGCAGCCTTGATAGTCAATACGTCGTAATTGGCGTTAGACTTGTCAATAGCCGTCACTTCTGCGCCTTTTTTACCACTTCCGACAAACATGCCTACATAGGCCAAAGAGTTCTTGGCTACTTTGATAGACAAAGCCTCTCCACCAGTGGTATAGGCTTCCGCAACTCTCACATTGATTACCGCATAAGCAAACTTGTTTTTCAAGTCTGCGTAAATCGGGGTAAATCCGGGAAGGAAACTTCCCACTACCAGGTTCTGCGTGTCGAGTTTGAACGGGCCACGTCTACGAATACCGGTCTGGACATCGTAGCGTTCCTCTTGCTCAACGGGCGGAACCAAGTCATACTTAAATCCTGCTGACATAATTAATTCTTGTTTTGTTCAACAATAGTTTTCGTTCCCTCATCAATCATCTTAGCGATAGATTCAGATTCTTTCTCAATCTTCTCTTCCGCTGATTCGGGAGGGGTTACGCCTTTGAAGCCGTCATTAGCGAACTCCTGTTTCAAGTCCTTGAAATAAGTATCCAAGTCCTCATCGTCTTTGATGGCGCATCGCTTGGCGTAGTTTTCGGGAATACCATACTCCTTTGCCTTTGCCATAATCTGCTCCTGCCGGGTTGCTTGCGACTTTTCCGTTTCAAACTGAGCGAGCTTGTCAGAAAGCGGTTTAACGGCTGCACTCACTGCATTGGCAATGATGGTAGCCATATCATCCGGCTTATCTTCCGCTTTGGTGGTTGTGGTAGTAGTGGTAGTCTCGACTGGCTTACCGTCTTTAAGGTTATGCCTTTTCTCGTAGTTCAATACAGAAGTACGGGAAGCATCCCCAGCACGGAAATCACCATAGGAATTTAACACGTCCGAAAAACTGATACCCTCAATAATGGAGTTTACCTTTGTCTCGTCCGTTACACCCTCTGCCTTTTTAGTGGCAATTCGGGTTAAGATAGCAGTGTCCACCCCAGAGAATTTCTGTTGTAGTCCTGCTAAGATTTGTTCTAAGATTGTCATACCGTATGAATTTGATTTATAAATTTCTACGGTAAATTTCGCTATTTATAAAGAGGGTGAGAAATAATCAGATAAGTGATACACGACAATGAAACGATTGTCGTAAAATGATATAAAAAAGGCGTGATTCCATTTGGTTCACGCCTAAATATAGTAAGAGAGTATGCCTAAAGTTTTACTTCTAATTCTTGACCTCCCAAATCAAAATACAGGTTTTGAAGTTGGTGGAGGGATTTCACTTGTATATTGTAATCGACTCCCTTCAAATGGAAATCTGCGTCCAACTCAAACAAGGGGCTATAATAAGTGACAATTCCCCAAGTATGTTTTTCAAATCCGCACTTCAAAATCAATTCTTCTGTAAGAAGAATAGGATTAAGGTTCTCTACATAGGTACGAAATACCGCTTCTGATGATATTCCACTCGCTTCATATCTTGGATATTCAATCTCACTATATCCTATTTCTGTTATCTTATATGGAGTTTTGCTATTTTGTAAATAGACATAATTACCAATTTTCAATTCTCTAACATCCACCATACTATAGTAAATTTATAGCCGCTAACTCCTTTGTCAATGATTGAATACCCCTCTGAATTTTCTCTAACTGTTGCTTGCGAGGCTTATGCACTCCGGCAGCATAATGCCACAACTGGCGTTCATTGATTCCTGTAATACGGCTCAAAGCGGCTTTAGTAAAGATGTTACTATAGTAGTTAATAAAGGTAGCAGCATCAATCTTAAACTTCAACTCAAACTCCCCAGATAACACTTCGCAGGGACTATCGTTATCTTCCAAATATAACTCGATCGCCTCCTTCATATTATCCTCCAACTCCTTCATGTCATTACCGACTGTAATAACGGGAGCACCTTCGATATAAGCACTCAAGTTCTTTCCTGCGTGTTCTACAATAACTTCTACTGTTTTCATATTACCTCCTTTTTTAATTAAAAGAACAAGGGGGCTACTTTAGCCCCGCTTGTCTCAAAATGCTGTAATAAGTGCCTTTCTCAACGCCTTTGCTGTTATGATTCGGTACAATAACCACTTTGCCGTCTTTCTCAAACTTCATGTGACTACCTTTCTGACTCTTTAGAACAAAACCGTTTTCTTGCAACATAGTTACAACGTCTTTAACTGATTTGTAACTCATAACGCTTTGGACTTAATTACAATACAAATATAGTAATAATATGAATACTATCAAATTATTTATTCATTATTTTACTATAAATTAAAAATAGTGGCAACTGCGAAGAATTACCGCTAAATGTTCTATTTTTCATATATTCAAATTATAACCCTCGCAATTTTTCTGACTAAGGAGCATTTTTTGTTCCATTTTTTCTTACACCTTCATTCTTTGCCGCCTGTTCCTCTTCGATTTCCTTCAGCTCTTCATCAATGCGATCCGTGTTCCCAGCAAACATGATCCCCTCACGAGTTGACCAAATGCCACCACTTACAGCAGAAACAGCAGTATTTACCTTGTCGTTCAAATCATCAATCATATACGGAACCAAATCCGTTTCGATGTCGATAGTTTGGGATGCCTTGCTAAACTCGGTTGGATTGATAGAGCCTAAAGCGGAAACAATGAAATTTACTCTCCGTTGTAGGAACTCTCCGATAACTTCACCATGATTTTCTACCGCCATGTGTGCCCCCATGAACATAAAGCGGAAAGCAGTACCGGAAGCCTTACCCACACCTTTCAGCGTTTCAAAAGAAATACGTGGAGTATTGGACATATCATAAGCCATATTAGTAAGCGTTTCTGCTTCAAATTTAACCGTATCAGGGACTTGGTTCCATGTCAGATATTGGGCATCCGCACCTTCACCTGTAAGTTTGACCATTCTATCTTTAACCTTACCCATGAAACCCTCTACATCACCAATTAGCTTCAACAGTGGGAAGAAATGATAGTCTATGCAGTCGGCATAATTGGATAAAAGTTTCTCCAAGCGTATACGGAAGGTTTTTATCTTCTTGCAATAAGGTTCAGGACGGTAGGCATAGAGAACCGGCAGTTTGGGGAATCCGTGAACGAAAGGAGTTCTTTCTTCATACCCTTTAGATAAATCCCATTGATAGACTGCTTTATCCGTGATAGTCATAAAGCAGGTAACTTCCGAATCATCCATGAGCTTTTTCTTGTACTCACGGGAGAAAGCAATCATCTTACCTTCATCGTTGAAAAACGGATAAAGTTTATCCCCTCGGAATGGTGACCACAACACGCTTTTCAACTTCTTAGTAGGCTTTACCTTACCTCCAAAGGTGGTCTTCACTTTCTTCCAAAACTTCGCCCAGAACGAATCATCATCGGCCGCATACCAATACTCGGCTACCTCTTGCTCGGATAACCAGGAACGGACAATCTTCTTGTTCTGGTATTTGATTTTATTGGATTTGAATACAGCTTTGACCGCATCCAACAGCTTCTTTTCGTCATCATCAGTTGGAGTGCAATCCATAGACGGTTCTGTGCCGACTGTGAAAGCGGTTTGAATGTTCACTATATCCTGCTCCAAAGGAATGGAGATACGGTTCACCGGTTCGGTTTTGTACTGTGCTTCAATCTCATAAGTCTTGCCGGTCTTTTCATCGAAATCTTTTTCCGCTTCCTTTTCAAGCACTTTTCTGTCTGGGTACTTCTCTTTATCAACCATGATTTCATGGCGTTCAGGATTCCAATCATCCCAAAGTTTACAACGATCGGGAAGCACGGTCTTCCTGCCTTTCTTCAGATAGCTTATTTTCTGCCCAATATCGGGTAATGCTAATATTTCTTCGAGTGTTAATGGCATAATCTATAATTTTAATGTGTGAATATTCCTGTTAAATCTTTCGGTTTTAGAATTTTGCCAAGCAAGCAACCCAAAACATAGTACCTTATTGCATCCATAAGGTGATTATCCTTATCTACTGGCTCATTGATATAATTTCCATCTTTGTCCTTATCCCATACGTAGGTTCTTAATTCCTTCATAAGATTGTAAGAACGTTCCGTTACATACAAATCCATAGAGAGAATTTTATCTATTCCTGCCTTGATTGATGGCCCCGACTTATCTACGCCATAAATATTCACGCCACGAAGTTTGATTTCGTCTACAAGTCGAGGATCAGCGGATTCTGCAAACACTTTCAAACCATAAGGACGTACCTTGTCAGCAAGTGCATTTGTGAGCATTCCTGATTGATAACATAGTTCATCAACATACAAGGCATTATCTACGATACCACACTTCACGGCTGCTGAAACGTCTGTTGTGTACCCGAAGTCTTGCCCGATAGCTACTTTCTTCGCCCATTGGGGGAATTCTTTCACAATACCCCACTTCTTAAAAACCGCACCCTCTGCAACGTCAGCCCACCGACCAATAACAACATGAGCATACTTTTCAGGATTCTTCTCTTTCATTTCCTGCACTTCCCGAAGGAACTCAGGAGAAAGGTTCTCTAAGTTGTCAAAGTAGGTAGTGTGAATATGAAATACATTCGGATGGGTAGAAACCTGAACTTGCACACCGTCAATCTCAACAAGCTTGTGAGTATTCTCGATGTACTTTTTATAGATGAAGTGATTGGAATCACACGGGTTCATTATGATGATAATCCGGTTCTGAATCCCCTTCTTGCGGATAGAGAGCATTATTTTATCGAACTCTTCTTCATTCGTCCATTCTTCCGCTTCATCGCAGACGAAAGTAGTAATTCCCTGAATAGATTTTAGTTTTGCCGTCTGATTACCGGAAGAAGTCTTGATGCCTCGGAACATTATACGACTATTAGTCATTTTATTGACTATATCCGTCTTGGTAGTCTTGAAATACTTAGTTGTTCCGTCTAGCTCTATCTTCTCCATCATTTCGGGAATGATAGACATACCAGCGGAAACCATCGTGTAACGGGTGTAGAGAACCTGATGCACTATCTTTCCAGCTTCCGTCATTTCAAAGGTCAGACGTTCAATGAAGGTGGAAGCATTGAAGGATTTGCCGGAGCCACGCCCACCAGTGATAAGGATTATAAATTTATCCGTATCAGTGTATAATGGATGGTAAATTTCTTGAGGTACTATCATTTCAGCTTGTCTTTAATCCAGGAATCAATACTAATACCGTGGTTTATGTCGGTAGGAATATCAGCATCTTCATCCTGTTTACGTTCAATCCTCCTCCAGTCTTCATCGTAATGGTACAACCATGTCATTTGAGCACTCAAATTGGGAGCCAATTCACCTTCTACAGTTTGAACTTCTTCCTCACCTGTCAGTTTACCGTCCTTATCCCGCAGCTTTCGAACAGTAGTGTTCTTTGTTTTGATACCACCAAGGGCCATAGCAAGGAACTTTGCCCGGACAAGAGAGTTTATTGCACAACGCGCGCGTGAGAGGGTTTGACTTAATTGACTGAACTCTCTTTTCTTCCTACAAAAAGTTTCCGGTTCAATTCCAATGGCATGAGCTATTTCTCCGTCAGTGAATCCCTTTTTGGCATACGACTCTACGAGAGAAAGAAATTCCTCGCTTGCGTAATCAAACTTAGGCTTTCTTCCTCCTTTACCTTTTTTGTTTTGAGATTCACTTTTTGTCATGATCTTATCCGTTAGCTAAACCTCGGCTAGCAGTTGTGTAACCCCTTCTATCTCTGAATTTGGAGAAAGGAAGCAGTGAAGAGTCTACTTTTAAACTTCTTGCCAGATTTTGGGTTACATTATACCCTGCACGAGAGATTCGTTGGTTATTTGATATGTTTCTTGCAATATTACCACTTGCTGCATAGGTTTTTCTCAACCTTTTTGTTGTTGAAAGAATTTCGCTGTAACTTCTTTGTCTTTTTCTGACTCTGCTTTCCTCCTATAATTAATCTATTCTCTCTACTTGTTCATCGAATACCTCTCCCTTGATAAATTTCATATCCGGATCATAACCGAACCGTTTGCAGAAAGCCGCTTTAGCTTTATAGGAATCAAAGGATAACATTACATAAGCATCCATATTCTCGGCTTGCTTCTGTGCATTCTCCTTGACCTGTTGCTTGACTTCTTTCATGTGGGCTACTTTTTCGGCACGTTCCAACTGTTTGGCGGCTTTATCGGCTTCTTTCTGTTCGGTGACAGGTGACATCATATCAGACAAAGCATCAGCAATGGAGCTTTCTTCTTCAGTCTGCAACAGATAATCAACACCAATCATGTTTAGGTCAGCATCAGTCAGACCTGCGTCTTTCCAATCAATATCAGGAACAATCTGCGCAAGAGCGTCGAAATCCCAAGTACCTTGCGCATTGGGGTTATTCATTAAAATGTTCAACTCCTTTTCCTGTTTTTCGTCTACGTCAATGACATCGACACGAATACGATAGTCGTTATCGGGGAACTTCTGCAATTCATCCATGACAGACAAACGCTGATGTCCGCTGACTACGGTCAATCCAGTACGCTTGTTCACGACAATTCCACCGACCAACCCGAATTTCTTGATACCACGTTTTAATGTCTTTCGTGATTCATCGGAAAGTTTTCGAGGATTATAATTTGCAAAGTGAATGGCAGAACGATTTAGTTCTACCGATTCGCTCTTTATGTACTTACTTAGTTCCATGTTATCCGTTACTTAAACCTAATCCACCACTGCGTCCTTGACGAGCAGACCTTGAATATTGTTGGTACACGCTTCCGTTTCTTGCATAATTTAAACGGCTAAGGTTACGATACATGGCACCGCCAATACTGTTAATTCTTGCCTGCCTTCCTGGATTACCAGCTGCAGCATTACTCAAACGATTGGTTTGTACGCCTATATCGGCAGCACTTTTCATTCTTCCTCTTCTTCTATTTCTGACTCGGCTATTTGTTTTTTATTATTATACTCAAATAAAATTCTTTCACTCATAGGAAATACCCGATAGATTCGTTGTAAATCCTGCGGATAGTTCTCTTTTAACCAAAGCATACAATCAAGATTAAACCCCACTCCTGAACTGGCTTTTAAAGAATATCTAACCGGTTCTGGCAATCCATGTTGTCTCATGTATGCAAGAATATCCTTTTGCGTCCAATCAGCCAAAGGATAACATAAGCCGTTGTTCTCATATCCGTTAGCTTCATACCCTTTCAGCATCAAACGTCTATTCATGCCATCGGCTTTCTTCATCCCCAAGAACGTGTAATAAACTCCATGAGCAAGTTGCATAGCTTTTACCACATCAGCAAGTTTCAGCAGCTTCACCTTTGGATTAGGGACACAATACAACCCGCCACGAAGAATGTAAGTTAGATTCCAGTGAGGCGTTTGCACAAACTCAATATTTGGATATTTGGCTTTAGTCCAGCCAATCCATCGGTTTATGTGCTCCAAGTCTTTGACGAAGTACATAAACACACAAACGATCCGATCAAACTTTGGATAGATTAAATCAAGTAAGACAAGCGAATCTTTACCCAAGGATAAAAACAGTAAAGCCTCATTCGATTTTACCCGAATAAGGTCTATATACCGGTTCGCTTGCTCAACTTTATTCATAGCTAACCACCAGATAATCCAAATGAAACACGAAGATCACCGTAACGTTGTCTACGTGAACCTAACTGTGTGGCACTTGCTGTACCTCTACGATTGGCAACCAATCTACCACCTGCCCCTGCACCATTCATATTTCTGCGAGGTCCGGCTACTCTGTTAATTCTTCTTGCGACTCTGCTTTCTAATTTTAAAAGTTAAACAAATCAATCTATATGTTTTTCTAATATCTTGCCCAAAGTATAATCCATCTGGGCGGCAAGATACTCTTCGCCTTGATACTTGTAAACAATATCATTACCGTTTTCATCTGTAAGAATAACTGCTTCTGCTGCTTTCACTTCAACGATAATATAAGGACGTTTACCCGTATATACACCTGTCAGAAGCTTGATTGCATCGTACTTGATAGGCTTCAATTCTACTTCACCTTCTTCAGGCAGTTCTGCATCAGCCGGATATTCTTTACCGCCACATAGGTAAGTGATATACTTCTTAGCGTTGGTTGGTCTGATTTCACGGTATTCGTGGGTTTTCTTGCCTGCCAAGATTTCATCGAAATACTTCTGTTTGATGCTTAATGTAAGAATGTTCATAATCGTGTCTTTTAAATTAATAATTAAGTAGTTGCGGGTAACGGATTCGAACCGCTGACCTTCACCAAGTCAAAGTGACGAGCTGCCCACTGCTCTAACCCGCGATAGTACCCCAAAGGTACTACCACAACCAAAGATAATGAAATATCTTCAATCGTTATACACGACAATCGGTTTATTGTCGTGAACTAAGCCATTTATCACGTCTTTCTCTGCATGCCTCTAAGGTAGAGGCGCAGCAAGAAAACAGTTCTTCACTTTCAGTACGGTAGTCGTACTGGTACATTCTCACTCTCTTACCTCGCAACTTGGTGTTGTAGGTAGTGTAATTCTCTTTACCTGGTTGGCATACGCTGCAACCGTTTTTGTTTATTGAGTTCATAACTAATCTATATTTAAAGTTTTACATTCAATCTTTCTACGCTCGTATCAAAAATCACATGCGTGCGTATATTGCTTTTTCAGGCTCTCTAAGGCTTTTTCTGTAACGAGATATGCGTAGCGCTCATTGCTGCCAATACGCTTAATAGAGCGTGTTTCTTTGAGGGCAATAGGCTTGTTGAAGATAACTTCATACTTGTTGCCGCAACTCGTTATCAGAAAATCAACACTACGTTTATATTCGTCCAGTTCTGTTTCTTTGTATTCACCTTTAGGGATGAAATTGGGATTGGGTACTAAGTAACCTTCTGCTATTAATACGCTATTCGAGTTGTATACTTTCATAATCGTGTTATTAAAGATTCATATATAAACAAGTCAGATCACATTCTTCATCGTAGTCGTATTCAAGTGATACAGGTGCAAAGTATTGTTGTATCTTCTTTGCTGCTGTTTCATTTTTACCCTCAAAAGAGAAAGTAAAAGAGCGTTTGCCTCTGACTGTTATTTCAACCGGTATGCCTGCTACCTTAGTCATGTTGTTTTCAAGTTCTTGTTTTGTCATAATCGTATATTTAAGCGTTAATACCAATTGCATTTCTTATAAAGTCACTCGCTTGCTCTATTGACATATCCAGCTTCTTTTGAATCAGAAGAAGCATACAGCTAACTTGTTCTTTGGTATTCAAGTTACCTTGTGCAAACTCTGACATGATGAACTTCTCTATTGTTCTTTGTTTAATTACTGATGTTGCCATAATCGTATATCTTTTAATTGTTATTACTTCTTGTTTGATGATGCAAATGTATGGGTTTATAATTACACTTCAAATAGAATAAAGATAAAAATGTAGCTGTTTAATAAACATTAGCAAAAACACAATTGTAAGGGTATACAATTACATATTTATTAATAAATCAATCTTCTTGATGCAATAAACAGCTACTTTTATTGCATTATTGATTTTATCATATTATATTTGTTCCGTTTATTATAATATACATTTGAAATGGATATAAAAAGCATCATTAAAGAAAAGGGCTACACCATTCAGGATGTAGCAAAAAAGATGGGTGTAAATAGAGTAACTCTTACTCTTACCTTACAAGGAAATCCCACCTACAAAAAGTTGAAAGAGATAGCCGACGCCATTGATTGCAATATAGTTGACTTCTTCCGAGACGAAACAAATAACTCTTCCACTTGTAAAGGAGAAGATAGTGAACTCACCGCCCTTATCCAGTATAAAGAAAACTTCTACAAAGCCGATACGATAGAGGAGCTAAAGAAAATTGTGGCTGAGATTGAAGAAAA